TTTGAAAAGGGGGTGGGGGGGCCTCGGCCCCCTCACCCTCTTTTCCGGTGGCCACCCGCCCGGGCCACCGTTACTCCACTCCACTCCTTCGGGACTGGTTTGGAGGAACATAACAGGGCTTCCCATCCCTGTTTACCCTTACTCCACTCACCCTTCCCCTTGACCAACCCTATCCACACCCCACTGACTGACTCCTTTGGATCTTGACCTCGGAATGCCTACTTGACCTCCCACTTGCCTCTCCCTTTTCGGATTGCCGGTGGTGCCTGGCGGAAAAAGCACAAGTGTGTTGTTGGCTACCAAACTCCTACCCGACAAAGGTGCGTGTCCGCGTGCTGAGTAATGGGATAGGAGATGCCAATAACAGGCTCGCCCATGAGTAGAGCATGGACTGCGGTGCATGTGACTTCGGTCACCAGGGGCATAGCATTGCTCACCCCTGAATCAAGTCATCGAGATTTCTCTGACCTCTGAAGTGCACTGTGGTTGCGTGGCTGGGAATCCACGCTTGACCATGTACTGCTTGATAGAGTCGCGGCTGGCCGACTCATGGGTTAAAGTCAGTTGACAAGACACATGGCTTCTTCAATTCTGATCTCTGACTCCACCTTCGCCCCCATCCTCACCCACAAGCTCTCTCGACGTGTCAGGCGACACCCCGTTGCCTGGCATCCCAGAGAGAACACCCGGCTGTCCTACATCACAGCCATGGAAGAGTTGGATGCTTGCTACATCAACGAACAACACCGGCTCTTCCCCCTTCCCCGTCCCTCTCATTGGTACAACTGTCTCTACTGTCAACATCCCTCGGAGGACGGTGACACTCTCATGTCGCTGGCCTGTGAGTACGATGAAGACTGCCCCCACCATTCTTCTATCATCCACCCCAAAAAGCCCGTCCAGAAAGACCCCGAGGACATCCTCGAGGACTCTGAATGGCCGGACAACATCCTCCACCCTGAACCTCCTTCTTTCACCACTGATGCTGAACAAAATTGGCTTGACCGTTTGGCATCTGCTTCCTTGCCTGGTCCTACCCAGGTGAGGCCTCTTTCCAAGTTCTTTGCTGAAAACCCTCCTCCTGCTTCCCTTGCAGGGAAAATGAATCTCTCTGACTTTTCTGACCTCACCCTCTCCACACCTTGCCAAATCGTGCGCCAGGGAAATTCAACCACTAACATCTACGGAAGTAATAACAATGTTACTACTGACGTTGGTGCAAACGGTTGGACTCCTACGGTTAACACAGGTCTTGGTGATGGTCCTGTCTCCTCTTCTGCTGACGATCTTGCTGGTCGCTGTGGTGGATCCTCCACCGCTAGCAAGGATTCCTCCAAATCCTCTAAGGTTAAGGTTCACAACTTTAACCATTGGTGGGAACCTGCTGCAGCTAAAGCTCTCTCCCGTGGCGTTGACAAAGCGCTCGACGGGATTGAGGGCGCCGGCAAACTTGCCGGTAGTGCCATCAAAAGCAAGCTCTCAGGTGCCCGCCCTGGCCCCTCCCCTAATCTCATAGCTCTCAACCCCTCTTCCACCCAATCTGGTAATGCTATGATCACAACGGGTTCCACTGCTCCTGTGGTTGTTGCTTACCCTCCCACCCCTTCTGTCCCTCTCCCCAATCCAGATGCTCCCTCACAACCTGGCCCGTCTGGTGACCGTACATGGTTGCTAGACAGTCTCGAATGGACCACCGAGGACCCATCCTTCTGGTGCCTCGCTGGTCCAAACGGGATGCAAAATTCCGCTCTGGAGAACCTCCAATTCCCTGTTTCCACTTCCACCAACTGGGGGACACAAGGTACTGTGGCCCCCACTGCCTACCCTCTTCCTTTCTCCTTTGTTCATGCCTATCCCGACTGCCCTTGGACCGCCATGCATGATACCCATTCAATGTGGAATTGTGGATGGCGAGTCCAAGTGGTGGTGAATGGTTCTCAATTCCATGCTGGATGTCTGGCGATGGTTATGGTCCCGGAGTACTCCTACGGGACCTTCAACCAGAACCGACAGAATGCTATCTTCACCTTTCCTTATGCCCTCCTCAACCTCTACCAGGGTAATACTGCCTCTCTTGAAGTTCCCTACATTGGTCCAACACCGAACTCTTCACCCTGTGTTCGGGCACCTTGGACCTTCTACCTCATGGTGCTCACACCACTTGTTGTTCCCACTGGTTCTCCAACCTCTCTTTCTGTCTCCATTTATGTTACTCCCCTTAACACTTCCTTCCATGGCCTTAGGCAAGTCCAAACCCAACATTGGAAAATCCGGTCCCTTCCCGGGGCTGGTGCCTTCGGCAATGTGGTTGCTGGTCAGGAAATCCCCATCTACGCAATGGAGTCTTTCCGTCCACCAGTTGACTACTTGCCGGCTAAAGTTTCTGATTGGCTTGAGCTCGATCACCGTCCTGGTCTGTTCGAGTCCTACCCTTGGACAATGGCTGAGACGACTGGCGAAAAAGTTGCCGAGGCTGTGATTGAACCTGTCCTTCTTGCTGCTACTGGAACTCCTATTTCTTTTGTCACTAACCTCTTCGCCCAATGGCGAGGGGAGCTCCAGCTTTCCCTTCTTTTCACTGGTTCTGCTCAACACTTTGGGCGTCTTGCAATTTGTTTCACCCCTGCTGCTGGAACACCCCCCACCTCTCTCCAGGATGCCCTGCGCGGTACTTATACCGTGTGGGACATCAACTCTTCTTCAACCTTAGACTTTACCATCCCTTTCATCTCACAGGCTTACTGGAAAGTCACCAACATGGCTAACCAGAATTCGCTCCTCGCCACTCTTGGTACTGTCTCTATCTGGGTGATGAATCCACTCACCGGACCATCATCCGCTCCCCCCTCTGCTGTGATCCAGGCTTTCGTTTCTGCTGGGGAATCCTTCACCTTGCGTGGTATCCAAGCTCCTGGATTCCAAATCCAGGCTGCTGACGATGCTGACGCTCCCACTCCAGTTTCCAACATTGAGTCTGGTTCTGCTACTACTGTTCCTGAACCTCGTACCACCTTCTCCTACACTGACAATCCTACTCCCCCTGACACCAACCTACAGCGTTTCTTCTCCATTTACAGACCCATCTTTGTGAATGGTCAGGATTACTCTGTGGGCTTCACTGCTGAGGCTGGCTACACCTTCCCTCTCAACCCTGTTGATTGGGTGGCCAACGCTGGTCCTGGCGACACCCTTCCGCTCCTCCTTTCCTGTTTCACCTACTTTACTGCTGATCCGCGCGTGGCGCTCACTTTCTCTAATCCTGCTCCTTACGCCGCGTGCATCACTATCTACTTTGCTCCACCTGGGTCCTCTCCCCAGACTGGAGACACTTCTACTGCTTCCATGGGCTGTTTCTACTCAGTCCAAACATCTGTCCCACCCACTTCTGAAGCCACCATTCCAATCTCCATTCCCTATGCTTCACCCCTTTCTGCTATCCCTCTCTCCTTCTTTGGTTTCTCTGACTTTGCAGGTGGTCACGACGTGGTGAACACCACGTTTGGGACCCTGTACATCAGAGCTACCTTCCAGGGAGATGTCCCTGCTCCTACCTATATCACAATGACTGCACAGATTGCTTTCGGCAATTTCTGCGGTTTTGTTCCCCGTGCCCCTCCTCCTCTTGGAACATCTCCCACTCCTGCTGCTGCTGTGGTCCGTCCTAAGGGCCGTTCCCGCATTGTGCGTCAGTGCTTGACTAACGATGTCCCCACCCCCACACTCTGTCCAGATGTGCGGGTATACATTGTCAAGGTCCAGCGCATGACGTACACCCATTGGGCACTCCGCGCGGTCCATTCAGATCGCGTGGAACAAATTTCTCTCTCCCGCTTTGGTCTCAACGCCTACGTTGCTTACGAAGACCCCCAGGGCGTGGTCTACCAAGAAGTAGAACCATACCACTGGATGGTTGCCGTTGCAATGGTGGGCACGCGTTGGGACTACTCTGCCACTAACAACTGTACTCACTTTGTTTCTAATATCACTGGTGTTGAACTCCCCAACACTGGCTTCTCTCTCCTCCTTGGCTTGGGCGCTCTTGCCCTTCTGTCTGGTTGTGCCGCCGTGCAAGCGTCGAAAGGCGGTATAATTCGACAGGGTCTTCTGTCTCTTGAAGCTCCTCCTGAGGTTGTCCAGGCTGCAAACCGTGTTGCTGAATCAATTGAGACCACTGCTTCGGTAGTGCGTGAGGCTGACCTAGCCAGGTCTACCCTCAATATCTCAATGGCAGCAAACCGAGTTGCTGAGTCGATTGAAACCACCGCCACCGCAGTGCGCGAGGCTGACCTCGCTAGATCGACCCTCAACATCTCAATGGCTGCGTCTGACATCAGAATGGCAGCGACACAGGTTTCTTCCAGTCTGAACGGCTTCACTGACATGCTTTCCTCTTTCTCCAAAACCTTCACTCAGGGTGCTTCCAAAATGCTGAGTGATGGTATTTCCACTTTCCTTACTTGGGTGGCCAAAGTCTTTGGTTACCTTCTTGTCCTCTTTGGATCTCCCACTCCGATGTCCATAGCTGGCCTACTGGTCATCATCTGTGCTGATCTTGCTCCTCAAGCCTCTGAATACTTCCACTCTTGTTCTTCTGTGCTTGGTTCCCTCTACTACTGGATCGCCACTAAACTTGGTCTTTCTTGTACCCCTGAGGAAGCCCACGCAGCAACGGTTGAACACCAAGGTGTTCGCGACTACAATGATGCCGTCAACGCGGTCAAGAACACCGAGTGGCTCATGGATACGTGCTGGCGTTGGGCTGAGCGTGTACTGACATGGATTCGTGGCAAAGCGAAGACTGACCCACAAACAGTCCTTGCTGACGCACATGATGAAATTCTCAGGCACTACTCAGAATCAATCGCTGCACTCTCCTCTGAGCGCACTCCGGTGTCCGCGATCACGGACGCCATCACGCGCTGTCGCGAGCTCACCAAGGTGGCTGCCGACGCTAAGTCTGGCTCTCACTCTTCCTTCCTCCTCCAGGCCTTGCGTAACTACCAACTTGCTCTTAATTCTGCACGCAAGGCCCAATCTGGTCCCCGTCCAGAACCCGTTGTGATCTACCTCTATGGTCCACCGGGAACTGGCAAGTCCCTCCTTGCTTCTCTCCTTGCTAGAGTTCTTGCTCAGAAGTTATCTGGTAACCCAGATGACGTCTACTCTCCTTCTTCTGCCGTCTGCGAATACTTCGACGGTTACACTGGCCAGGTCGTCCACTTCATCGATGACCTCGGTCAGGACCCCGAGGGTCGCGACTGGGCAAACTTCCCTAACCTCATTTCTTCTGCTCCCTTCATTGTGCCAATGGCCAATCTTGAAGCTAAAGGCACACACTACACCTCCCAGGTAGTTGTGGTCACTTCCAACTTTGCCGGGCCGAACGAGCGGGCTGCGCGTTCCATTGGTGCGCTGCGCAGGCGCATGCACCTCCGGATTAACGTAGACCGCATCGACGGCAAACCCTTCGATCCTGTGGAGGCTCTCAAACCTCTTAACCAACCTTCTAAATACCTTACTTCTCAAACTGAGCTTTCTCTCTTCAAATCCTTCAAACTCACTGTTGCTGTTGACTCTCTCTGGCAACCTTCTTTCACAGACTTCGACTCCTTGGTTGATGCCATTGTCGGGCGTCTGGACCGGTCAACGGGGGTTTCCGACCTCCTGGCTAGTCTGGTCAAACGACAGGGCTTGACCATTGAAGCGGAGCCTACTGAACTTTCCTACCAGGATGCTTTAGAAATGCTTGCTGAATCTAAACCTGTCTCTACTACTCTTTCCTTCGAGCGGGCTGTTTCACAGAACGCTCCTCTTTCGGTAATCAACCAACTCTGGAGTTACCGAAAACCTATCTTTGCTTGTACTACCTTCCTCACTGTGATTGGTTTCGTACTTACCATCATCGCCGTGGCGCGAACGCTCTGGAAGGCTAAAGAAGACGCACCTGATAAATCTCAGGGCGCGTACTCTGGCCTCCCTAGGCTGAAACGCCAGGAGAAAGTGAGACCATCACACCCTCCTCCTCCTCCTCCTTCTCAATCCAGATCTGTTGTTCGGCAGTCTCTTTCTCCAGCTCTTCCCAAGATAGCTGACAACGTCTATCCTATTTCTACTAAGTCCCCTTCTCAGGGTCGCAATGCCAGTTGCGGCTTCTTCCTCTTTTCTAGATTCTTTCTTGCTCCTACCCACATCATTCCGGATGATACAGACCGGATCTCCATTGGTCCGGACACCTTTGACTGGGCGACTCTCCAACATCGCCGCCTGGGAAAGGAACTTACAATCATCCATTTCCCTACCATCCGCCAACATCGCGATCTCCGTCGCTTTATTGGCTACCACCCCTATCCCACTGGACATCTTATTTCCACTCTCTCTGGCCCTCCTGTTTACCTGCGGTTTTCCAAAAACCGTATGGTTACTCTTGACCTCCCCGGTGTTGTGGAAGAACCTACAGCTTATGGTTACAAAGCCCCCACCTTCCAGGGTCTCTGTGGTGCACCTCTCATCACGGATGATCCAGCAGGTGTTAAGCTGTTGGGACTCCACGTTGCCGGGGTTACTGGTTGCTCTGGCTTCTCTGTACCAATCTCTACCTATCTTCCTGAGATCGAGCAGTTTGCGATTGACCAACAATCCATCATCATTCCTGGACCTAACATCGTTCCAGGTGTGAACGTCAACCGCAAATCCAAACTCGGTCGCTCTCCTGCCTTTGGTGCCTTCCCTGTCAAGAAACAACCAGCTGTTCTCACTCAGAAAGACGATCGTCTCGAAGACGGAATCCGCCTGGACGACCAACTCTTCCTTAAACACAACAAGGGAGACATGGATGAATCCTGGCCCGGACTCGAGGCGGCCGCCGACCTCTACTTCTCTAAATTTCCTACTATGATTCACACTCTGACAATGGAAGAGGCGATCAATGGAACACCCAATCTGGAAGGCATTGACATGAATCAGGCGGCGGGCTACCCATGGAACACCATGGGGCGCTCACGCCGTTCACTCTTTGTCCAACAGAATGGGATTTGGTTGCCGCTTCCTGAGTTGGAAGCTGAAATCAATAAAACCCTTGAAGATCCTTACTACTTCTACTCCACTTTCCTTAAAGATGAACTTAGACCTACCTCTAAAGTCACATTAGGCCTCACACGTGTGGTCGAAGCTGCACCCATCCACGCTATCATCGCTGGTAGGATGCTGCTTGGTGGACTCATTGAGTACATGCAGGCAAATCCTGGCAAGCATGGTAGTGCTGTTGGTTGCAACCCAGACCTACACTGGACTAAATTCTTCTTCAAATTCTGTCACTACCCTCAAGTCTTTGATCTGGATTACAAGTGTTTTGATGCCACCCTCCCTTCCTGTGCCTTCCGCATTGTTGAGAAACACCTCGAACGCCTCATTGGAGACGAACGGGTAACCCGTTACATCGAGACCATACGACACTCGCGCCATGTCTTTGGCAACGAGACGTATGAGATGATTGGCGGCAACCCGTCTGGATGCGTTGGCACTTCCATCATCAACACCATCATTAACAACATTTGTGTCCTTTCTGCTCTCATTCAACACCCTGACTTCTCTCCCGAATCCTTCAGAATTTTGGCCTATGGTGATGATGTGATCTATGGGTGTGACCCACCCATACATCCATCATTCATCAAGGAGTTCTACGACAGGTACACCCCACTTGTTGTGACTCCAGCAAACAAAACAGACACTTTCCCGGAAAACTCCACCATCTATGACGTCACGTTTCTGAAACGTTGGTTTGTGCCTGATGACATTCGACCATTCTACATCCACCCGGTCATGGATCCAGACACTTACGAACAATCAGTTATGTGGCTGAGAGATGGAGATTTCCAAGACTTAGTTACTTCTCTCTGTTATCTTGCTTTCCACTCTGGTCCGAAGACCTACGATCGCTGGTGCACCCGCGTCAGAGATCAGGTAATGAAGACTACTGGATTCCCTCCAACTTTTCTTCCTTACTCTTACCTTCAGACCCGCTGGTTAAACCTCTTGGCAGCGTGAGACACCAGATACACTCTTGCTCTGTATCGCCCTGTGTAGAATAGACTCATGCTTTCCTAAGACCGGAACTCTCCTTCCGGCACTTTCACCCGCCTGCCCTGCCTTCACTTGAAGCTGCACCCAGGGAGGCGGTCCCTGACTGTCCTTTACTTTCTATTCTGTATTGC